AAATAAATCTTCAAATGTATTTAATTTTTCCAATTCACCAAATGCGAATCCAGCAAAACTATCATTAAATGTATCAAGAACAGTTAATTGGAAATCTTTAACTACTTTATTAGCATCTGTTAGAATACCAGCCTGACCACCCTCTTCAATTGTGAGTACATCATCAATTTTATAATTATATCCAAAGTTTGTAATTTGGAAACTAATTATGCTTGACGCAGAACCAACACGAACTGATACAGATGCACCAATACCTGTAGAACTACCAACCAATCTCATATTTTCATAATTAAGTGGTTTCTCAAATTCAAGATTTGGAGGTGATGACTGGCTAAATCCTGATCCACCATTTGTAATTGTTACAGAGGTTACTAAACCAGCAGTAACATTCGCTTCACCTATCGTTGTGACACCAGAACTTGTAACGGCTCTAACGAGAATGTTAGTTTGTAGTCCAACACGATATCCAGATCCACTATTACCAATTGAAACAGATGTTATTGTACCAGCAGATGACACGATAGCAGTTCCACCAGCTGCAACCAAAGGTTGATAACCAAATGATGCACTTTCCCCAACAGAAACAATAACACCACCTCTAGGAACTGATGATACGTTTACATCATAACTATTTGTTACACCCACACCTGTGAAACTTACAGATGTGATACCAGCAGTTTCAGAAATAATATAATCATCATTTGGATTTTGGAAAATTTCATTTAAAAGTAAAACACCAGTATTAGTTGCAAATCCAGTTACATCTGAACCACCAGATTTCAAAATAAAGTTTGTAGAAATTCCTGTAAATTGTTCTTGAACAGTGTCAAATACAAAATTATTGGAATATGTTTCTTGACTTCCGCCAGGAATACCAGTATGAGTAAAGACTCTACCTACAAACGTAGATGTAGTTGTTAAACCAGATGGGCCTTTTGAACCTTTAGGTGCATCTGTAAAGTTAATTGTATCCTTAACAATTTGATAGTTACCTAAGAACTTAGTTACAGTATCACCAGCACTATGATCTTCAATCACTGAATTAAGTTGACCTTTTCTCACAAGAAGTATATTTGTCCCCCCGATACCAACAGTATCAATCTTCATAAATTCATTATTAATTTTAATAATATCTCCAGAGAAGAATGAAGATATACCTGCTAGAGTTATGAAGTTAGATGATTTTAATGAATCAGATACTAATGTTGTATTAACAGGTGACTGAATTGCTGGACTTTGAATATTATTGTCAAGAGTAATTAAAGCTTTAGAGTTAAGATTTTTAGATGTAAACGCATGAGTTGTTCCAACACCTACAGTTGATACATCAATAACCTTGGGAATAGTTTGAAGTGCTTCAGCAGCAGTTCTAGAAAGTTTAAATTTATTTTCTGCAACTTTAACTGCAAATACTGTTGATGGTAATTTATTTGTAACACCAATTCCACTGATTGAAGTTGTTCCAATTCCGATACTCATTGTTGTACCAGCACCAGTTGGTGTATATGTTAATTCTTCACCAGTTTGGAAGAAGTGATTATTAACAATAAATGTATCATTTGTAACATCAACAACAGCATCATCTGATGAATCAAATACTTTATGGAAAATTGAATCACCATTATGTTCTAAGTTAAATGAGAACTTAACATCATTTTCCGTTCCAGTGTATGATCCATCATCTGATTTATATCTAGAATTTGTAAATGTGGCTAAGCCAACACTATCAGATCCAGTTTCACTAAAATTATATTGGAATACTTTAGTAGTTATTGCTTTGTTTGCTGGAGGAGTTATACGAAGTTCAATATCACCACCAGTGGCAGATGAATAACCAACACCAACAGTTCCAATGCCAGATCCATTAAAGTTATCAATATAACCAAATTCTGTAAAGTGTGGAGTAGTTTGATCATGAATTGCAGTAACTTGAGTAACTGCGTATTGATCATCTGTTGTGTTATGGATTTCAATTAAAGCATCAAATGCTGCATATGTGACAGAATTGATTCCACTGATTCGAGTTGGTTGTGGGGTTGCTGTTGCTGCAATATTTGTTGTCGTAGTTAAAATTTCAGTTCGTGATATTTCTGTGCTTCCAATTCCAGTCGCAGTACCACCGATAGCGACTTGATGAATTCTCATCGTAACACCAATTCCTGTATGAGGTGTAAAATAAACACTCGTAATTCCAGATCTTACATCTGCACCAAATGTTCCAAGTCCAGCATTTGGAGAGTTACTTTGAGAAATATTCTCATTAATCATCTGTGCATAATCTAGAAGATATACTTCCTCGCTATCATTTAAGACAACCAACTCATTTAATTGAGTTCTCTCTGCACCACCTAGTTCTTGTGTTTTTATGAATAATTTGCTAGTTGTAATTGCAGTTGATCCAAATCCTACAACTTGAACAGGAGATGGATCTGTAGATCCAATACCAGATGAAGTAGAGATAACATCATATCCTGTTCCGATTGATAATGTGCTGATACCACTTTGCACATTTTTAAATGTCTCAATTGCAAATAATCTTAACGCATAATTATTAAACTTAAATTTAGCTGGAACGAATCTTAAATTACCAATTACTCCAGAAATATTGAAATCAAATCCACCAAGATCAATCTCAGTTTCAACACGACCAAAAGGCAATATGTATCCAATTGATCCGTCATGAAGTAAATTAATTTGAATTATCTCTTTTTCTCCAGCAAATCGAGTATCGAATATCAATGCATAAAACTTAACGCCGTCAATTTCATTAATATTAAAACCAAATACATCTGAAAATGCAGTTGCACGAGGTAAATCATTAAACTCAGAACTTACGCTATCAATAGTTATGACTCTATTAGTTCTTGATTCAATATAATCAGTTAAAATTCTGTTGTCAAAATTAATTTCATCGGAAGCAAGTGTATCGCCAATGTCCTTAGAATTTTCGGTAACAAGATCAAAATCATAACTCATATGCATTGACTCATTTTCACTCACTAAATCAGCAATAACCACAACAGGGGAAGATGATACTCCAACAGATGCATTTCTTCTATTTTTATCGTCAGTAGATGCAGTTGATACAATACTTAGATCTGCAAAATTTCTAAATCCAACAACATGTCCAAGACTGTTTACTGGATCTTTCCATTTTTCATATGAAATTGGACTTCCTAAAGAATATGAGAATGTTTGATAATAATCGTTGTCAGCTAATTTTTGTAGTTCTGTGTTTAACTTTCCTGTTTCTTTTCTAAATCCACTTCTAAATTGAGAATCTGAATCAATATTGAACATTGAATTAAACTTAGTAGTTTGTTCAATTATTCCAATCGATTTAGATGATGTGCCGTTAATTGATTCACCAGATTTGAATGTATCATTAGATAATACTTTCAAATACTTATTATCCTCATTCCAAGCAACAACAGTTCCTACTTTATCACCTGTGCTCACTGTTTCCCCAACACTAAAGTTATTTGGTTCAACATTAATATTAAATTGAGCAAGATTTTCAAAAGGTATTACCTGTCCAGATGATAAAGACTCACTGAATGTGCCTGGGCTTGTAACTGATGAATCTAAATTATATGATACGGTAGCATTTCCTCCGCCTGGATTTGTGTTTACACCAGTAATTACAAAAAATTCGTAATTATAATCAGATGAATTATATCCACTTCCTGTTGATCCAATGCCTATATTTTCAACGAATAATTTATCTCCTAATATAAATGGATAGGTTGTTGAATCATAAGATCCTTCAAGAGTTAAAGTTACTAAGTTAACACCACTTGTAAATGATAAATCTTTAATTTTAATTCCATTATTATTATTTGTAGGAACAATTTTTGGATTTGTATCATACAAAGAATTTGTATTCGTCAATAATGTAACTTCAGATACTGAGTTTCCTTGAGTTTTAACGGAAGTTATAACTTCACTTTTAACATCATTTGTAACTCTATCAATGATAACAATGCTAGGAGGATTAGTGTAATTTTTTCCACCAGAACTGATTCCAATGCTTGATATTTTAGATAATCTATCTAATCTTAATATTTGTGGTAATTGAACAGATGGTTGAATTGTATTATCTGATGAGTAATCAAAACCAATATTTTTAATGGTATAATTTCCTAATTTACCAGTTTCATCACTATTAAGTCTAATTACACCACCTACACCATTTGTAGATCCAATTGAAGTTACAACTGGAATACTTTGATAATTTTTACCTTTTGATGTAATTTTAATTTTATCAATTGAACCAGACGCAGTTGTGGATGATGTTGCATATTTTAGAACTGTTGCCTCATTTTTTGTGTAACCATCTTTTTCTGGTTGAGATGGTAAAACAAAAGAAAATGTAGTGCTTCCAATTCCTGTAACAACATAGTTTCCATTGTAATCACTATCTGATATCTTTAAACTTGAATAATTGATTACATCAGTGTCAACGATAGGATTCTTCTTAAGTGGAGCATTAATATTTAAATTAACAGGTGTTAACTTGTAATAGAGATCTGAAGGACTATTTTCAGTTAATAAAAGATCAACTCTTGCGGTAGTTGTCACACCAACAGTTCCAACACCTACAACTTGGAACCCATCATCCTCTTTGTTATTGAAATATGGATTTGTAAAGTTATTGTCTCTGAATAATTCAAAATCAAATATCTGTGTTCTCTTTCCAGATACAACTTGAGTTAGAGAAGTATCAGAAACGGCAAAACCTACTTTGTATCCACGAGTGAGTGATATTGGTGGATTTACAAGAGCAATCGTATGATCAGATCCAGTTGATGTAAATGATATTGCATCTGGAACTATTTTTTTAGATTTAAAGGCAGTTTGACATAATCTAAATGTATTCTTGTCTATCCTTGCTACAAAGTATGTAAAATTATGAAACAGAGGATTTGCTGGATTTGATGACTTATAAAGAACCTTATCACCAGTTTTATATCCATGATCGTTAATTGTAATCGTATTATCTTCAGTATCAAAAGCAGAAGCATCAAATTTTAATGGATTTACAAATGTCCTTCGAGTTGTATCGTCAAATTGAATATCGAACGAAGTTGTAATGCCTGGTGTCACATTTAAGGAAACAACATCATTTGCCTGTAAGTTATGAGCTTCCTTACACACAACAGTTCCAACAACCTTTTCAACAAAACCTGTAATTTCAGTTTTTGTTGGTTTAAAACTATGAACTTGACCACTTCCAAAATCATCAAAAAATAATCGATATGCCGTTGAACCAATACCAGTAATTCCTCCAGTAGATCCAATTCCTAAAGCATTAGTTGATATCCCTAATAAATCTTTACTTTCTCTAATTGCAAATACTGGTGAATTATTTGTCAACCTAAAGTTAGGCACTGAATCAATTCCATTAGAAACTAAAAGTGAAGTTCCTTCATCACTAGAATATATAAGTTTATCTCCAGTTTCAAATCCATGATCTTGTAGGAATATATTTTGAGTTGGTATAAATTTATCTGTTCTTCCACCACCAACAACACGATATGTGAAAGTGACAGTTGATCCAATTCCAACTCCGCTCGCTGTTCCTATCGCAACACTTTCAGATGGATTAAAATAATAGGGGACATTTACTCTAGTTTGAATATCAGTATTAATACCTATTTTAAATTTAATCGCACGATTTAAAGCCGTGATGAGTGACGTGCTAGAGTGAGCAGTTCCAAGAACTCCATCTTGTTCTCTCTTAACTCTTATCTTATTGTTTACATTATCAACATTAAGAACAGTCATTCTTTCTGTATTGATACCTATAATATCGTTTGGTGCAATAGCATCTGGAGTTAAATTACCTGTAACAGATAGACTTGTAACTATTCCAGTTGCAGCTGTTGTTCCAATTCCTGTGTTTAAAAGTAAGAAGGATGTACTGAAACCAATTCGATGTCTTCCATCTAATTGTCTTAAAGAATCTGTTGAGAGACCAGAAACTGTTATTACATCACCAACAACTAAACCATGTGGTTGTGATGACAATCCAATTACATTTCCATTTGAGTTATTATATGTAAATACTACATCCTCAATCTTAACAACTGTAGATGCGACTGATACAATTTCTTTTCCTCCAACAAAAGATATCTCACCAGCAAAACCATTTCCTTTATCTAAATTTTTAACTCTTAATTTTTCTTTTACCTGATATCCAGATCCAGAACTTAGTATTTCATACTTATTAATTCTGCCAGGAGATGCATAATCAATCTCTATTTCTTGATCTACCTTTTTACGACTATCATGTATTCCTTCATATTCAATACCAGAACTATCAAGTTTATATGGATTTGTATTTCTTCTTAAACCTAAAGTGTTTAAATCAATATCTTGGTTATTAGTTTCAGTAAAGTTCCAAGGATCAGGCTTTGCAGCATAATTAGCGCCAATTAAATATGGGAATATTGGAGAACGGAAGTTTTTAAATGTTCCACTAGTTTCATTTTCATTTGGATTGATTGTTGCAAAGTAAGCAAATGTTCCATTTGGATAATCTGGAGTAACACAATATCTTCCATTGTTTTCATCCAAATCGCCATTTCCAAGGTACTCATAATCTTCAATAAAGAATCCAAGTGGGAAAGTTGATATTGGAGGGCCATCCTCTCTTGTAGTCTTAAGAGAATATCCAGATCTCATAATTCTCACCTCACCACCATCTCTACGATCATATCCGTATGGGCCATAAATTGGATTACCGTCATATGCCCAACCAATAATAGGTGAATGATTTAAAGATGGTTGTTCTGCATTGTTTAAAAGATTTAAATCGTTTGATGTATAATCAACTGTTCCATCACTATTTTTTTGTTTTAATATTTTTCTAAGACCTCTTGGTGCATAGAATGATGTAAATTTAATACCTTCATCATTGTCTCCCCTTGATAAAAATCCATCATCATCATAAAATATATCTTCATATCTTTTAACGTTATTAACTGCCCAAGATTTAATTTTTGTCAAGAATACAGCACCAGTGCCAGGAATGGTTTCTTCAACAGCGACGGTTGCAGTTGAATATCCAACTCCACCATTATCAATAGTAACTTTATCAACACTACCATTACTGATTGATGAAATAATTTTTGCACCAACTCCATCACCTAATATTTTTAAATCAGGGGTTGATGTATATTCACCACCAGAACGAGTTACAATTACTGATCGTATTTTTCCATCTGTTACTATTGCTTTATATTCTGAAGATGATCCAGATGAAACTCTAACTTGAGGTGGAATACTAAAGTTAAATGTGGAATCATTTCCATATCCAAGGCCAGAATTCTCTACATTAATAGAAGTAATCGAACCTCTTACGATTGGATTTATAGTTGCATGATAATTCTCAGGTTCTGCTGTGTTTATTCCAATTATTCCTTTTATATTAACAACTATTGGTGGATAGTTAAATATATGTTCTCCAGATCCAATAGATGTCATTCCAACAAATTGTTTTGTTGTATAATTTAAATCTGATAAAGTTGTTCCGATACCAGCAGATGCAAGTCTAAAACGATCATCATTTACTTTTAATACATAGTAATCTTGATCAGTATCTAAACCACCAATTTTAACTCCATTATTTGAATAACGAACAATCTCTCCATCTTTAAATCCATGATTTTTGTATTCAATAAAATCAGAATATGTGTTAATACCAGCAGAAGGAATAAGTCTTCTTTTATTTTCATACCCTTCGCCAGGATTTTCAATGATAACTTGACCTAAAACTAGCTTCTTTCTTAAACTTTGAAATCTTTGTGATCCATCAGCAAAACCAGTAAGATTAATTAAGTTAGATTTTGTTATTGCATCATTTTCGTTATTTGCAAGTTTAATCGTTGTTTGATTAACTTTTGACACAAAATAAATTGATTCATTAACAAGTCTTTGATCTGGTGTTTCTTGAATCTGATCTGTTGTAATACCAGCACTTGCAATACCGATTGCACCAGTATTGAATGTTTTATAAATTACTGCTTCTCCATCACGAAACTTATGAAATGTTCCAAATCCAATTGTATCATTAGCGATATTAATTGCGTTACTTGTAGATGATGCATCAAAATCAACAAAATGTTCAACTTCTTTTAATCTTGTTCTTGCGATTGCATTTTTACCATTACCACCACTAATTTCAACCACAGGTGGTGACACATAATCAAAGCCAGGATCTATAATATCAATTCTTTCAAATTTTCCCTTTACGTTCGCTGTCGCACTAACACCAACACCAGTCAAACTTTCAATTCTTACCTCTGGAGGTGTAATCACATCATATTGAGATCCACCTTCTAAAACATCAATCGTTTCAATACCACCAAAAAATATAACATCACCTGACTTATAGTTTGATATCTCTGTACCATTTACTAACATGCCAGTGGTGCCTGGCGCTGTCTCATATTGTGCCCCATCAAATACTGGGTTAAGTGAAAATCTCTTTAATAATTTTTGATGTTCAAGTTTTTTGTTTACAAGATCTGGAACAGATATTTTGAATGTTCCGCTTCCAGTTGCATCCACAAAATCTCCATTCACAAGATCTGGTAAGGAGTTTGCAAGACGAATATTGTTTGAACTTACACGACTTACATAATAATTTTTTCCATCAATTAACTGACCTAAGTAACCATCAATAACGTTATATGTTACAACTTCTCCAGAATAGAATCCATGATCAGCTGCACCTTCTGTTACCTGTATCAACTGTATAAGATCGCCTCCAGTGGCGCCAGTCCACGTTACAGAACGATCTGGTGCAACTATAGGTTCATTACCTAAACTTGGTAAAGATGGTGAAGCGACGTAGGCATGAGGGTGTGGAGGTAGTGCCAGTTTGTTGTCACTATCATGATCGTATGTATTTTGAACGTCAGTTATATATTTGTTGATATTAGTATGAAGAGAGCTATTACCTTTCTTTAATCTTCTTCTTATAAATGCAATGTTAAATTCACTGATGCCAGGCAAATCACCTAAAATAAATGTTGAACCACTAACAACGCTTAAAACACGACCAACTCCCAATAAAACATTCTGACCATCTAAAACTTCAACTATATCTTCTTCTAAAAATCCATGATCAGAAAATGTTGTAATATTAAAACTACTACTTGACTGTCTTGTAATACTTTTTAGAGTAAATTTAACACATGAGTTGTAAACATAAGATCCAAAATTGGCATCCTCAGAACTTTTATTAACACCAAATGATCCAACTCTAATCTTATCTCCTTTATTAAAATAGAATGTGTTATCAGGAATTGGAAAATCTTTTAAGACACCTGTAATTAATACTTCTATTTTATTCGTGCTACTTGCAAAAGAGTATCCGTATGCAACATTATTATATCTTACATCATCACCAATACTTAATTGATCAGTAGCTGCTGGTAATCCAATAAATTGATTTGCAGTTTTACTTGTATAAGTTACAACTCCAGCAACACTCGCTGTTGGTAATGACAAAGATCCACTTGTAGGAAATCCAACTGTTGTATCAACTGTAATTACAGTTGCACCAATTGATACAGGATCTGTGACACGAGTTCTGCCAGGAACTACAAAGTTACCATCAATCGAATCTTGTGATACACTAATTTGATAATAATGTTCTCCTCCATACAAAAAGTCTTTTACATCTGATATCGCACCAGAGGCACCTCGAATATTTTTATCATCCTCATCAGAATCTTGAAAAAGTGTTGATCCCTTTAAGTTACGAGGATCTCCAGTAATGGGTTTAACAACAAAATCCTGTGCAAAACCATAGTCAGCATCTGATGGTTTGATTAAAAAATCAGATGGTTTGATAATATTAACTTCCTTTCCATATAAAGCTCTGAATAAAATTTTATATGATTCTTCTGTTCCTTTTGTGCGATAAAAATCTTTAATTTGACGAATAAATTTAACTTGATCTATATCACTGTTTAATTTACGATTCTCAAAACCACTTGCAAAAGTTGTCTTTAATTTACCAAAAAATTCACGAATAAAAAGATTTGATAAATTATGAACCTTACTACCACCAGTGTGAGATGCACCTACAGTTGTGTTAAAAGATAATAAATCAGGTCTTGTAGGTTGATCTAAATTATCAACACCACTAAATCCACGAACACAACCAGTAAATGAAGTTGTACCAATTCCAGTGTATGTAATAATTTCATCATCAATTTTTATCAATCCATACTTACTTGGATACCCTTTTGTTGAATCTACAAAAATTGTGTCTGAATAAGACTCTGTATCTGTTGATAGTCCAGTATATTCGGTAAGTGCTGCACCAACATATGTTTGTAGTTTAGTATATCTGTCAAGATTCTCAGCAATATTAATTGATCCACCCTGATATTCTTGGGAGATGTAATACTGTTTCATGAAATCCACAAAAAGTGGACTTTCAGATTGTACAAACTCAGGTAACTGGTTCTCAATTACCTGATTGATTTCGACTCTTTGTATTGATGTGTCTATCATTAATATCCGCTGCTATAGCTAGATCCACCGCCTGATGAGGATGTGGAAGATGTATTAGTTGATGGGGTTGATGTGGTGGTTGCAGTTCCGTAAGTTCCACCAGTTGTAGTTCTAGTTGCAGTCGAAGAAGCCGTTGATGGAAGAATCGCAGCTGCCGTTGAAACTGGGGAATTTGACTTTCTTGTGAAAGTTGGAGTGTAGTAACTGTGAGTATGAACAAATCTAGATCCAGACGTATTTTCACCTGATGCGATTAAATCTTGAACCATATTAATTGTAGTATTTGTCATATCAAACTTGACATATAGATCACGAAGACCAACAATATCATTTGAGTGAGGAATTGCTTGGATTTCAATTACACCGTTTGCAACCACTGTTGAAAGTATATTTACAGTATCTATAAGAACTTCACCAGTCATATAATCCACAGTTCCAGCATTTTTCTTTACAATATTAGGAGTTCCACCTTCAATGTATGTAAAGAAGAATATTCGACCCTTTTCACGATTAATTACCTCATCAGCAAGGTAAACAGTTCCTGTCACACCCTCTATTGTAAATCCTGTTGAAACCACGTTGTATGCACTTTCTTGAGTATGGAACATATTACCATAACAAACTTCATATTGTGCAAATTGACCTAAAACTGCCTTTAGATTACGTCGAATCGTTACTAAAGTGATATTTGATGTAATTGATGAGTCAACACTATCAATTAAAGATACGGCCTTACTATACTTAAATCTACCACCAAACTTATTCACATCAATTGATCGTGAGTATTGAGTTAAAGCGTTTGATACGCCAGTTTTAAGAGTTTCTGAACTATCACTTAAACTTGGGTTATAATATGGTGTTGTATTGAGTTCAACATACAAATATTTCAAATCAATAAATTCTGGCACAATTCCAGCAACTGCATAACTTTTTAATCTTTGAATTAATTCTCTTTTTGTCTCATCTGATAAAAAATCACCGTTTCGAGGTTTTACCGAGATAAAAACTTTACCAAAACGAGGTGGACTCATTTCTTCACCACCAAAAGCGGTTACAGATTCCACATTGGGGTAAATATATCCTAAAACAGACTCATAATCAGATGCTGTAACTGCACGATACTGAGAGGAGTAAATTCTTGGTGCAAAATACTTAATTGAAGAGATAGATTCAATCTCATCACCATCTCTCGATTTTTCTTCCGTGGTAACTAATGAAATGTTAGCTGGATTAATCGCACCACCATCTTGATTTGTAATATTTCCTACAAAACTGAACTCAGAAGCACCATTACCATTTTTTCCGTCAGTTACGATGTAAGAAACTGTAATATAATTGCTATTTGATAATTTTTTACCAATGACGTTATCACCAAAGATCAATTCATATCTTTCATCTTCAATTTCTTGTAAAAGATAAGATGATGAAGTTGAAGTTACTCCTACAATGTTATCAATTTGTTGATATGTAACACTTGAGTTTGAACTTTCAGATGATTGAACTTTTACTTTGATTGTTGAAGTGTCAATTGATGGATTATCTAAAATATATCTTTGATTAAACAAAGATGTGTCAACTGTAAAGTTTTGCGATATAAAATTACCTTCATATATCTCAATATTGCTAAATTCTGCAAAACCGTTCACAACTGGAACTGTTATATTCTCTGGAATGCAAAATATGTAGTTTGTGTTATCTCCAACACCATTACATATAATGCCAGAGTTTAATGTAAGTGTTGAGGTCTCTGTAAGACCACTTACAGTAAAAGATATCTTTGCTCTTGCTGATCTACGAGACCTTGGAACATAGCCAATGTTTCTTGCAAGTGAAACAACATTTTCTCGAAGTGTAGCAGAATCAAGAAAACATTCATTTGCTGCCATATTAGTATTATAGGCAGTCGTGTATGTATTATATGCTAATGCGTCAATAATTATTGAAAGGTTCGATCCTTCAAAGTCATAATCAGTGAAATTAGTATTCGCCCTCAGATAATCTCTGATGGATGTCTTGATTTGATCAAAATCTAAATTAACGTATTGACCGAAAGCCATTATACTCTAGCTGGGAAAAGAAGAACGTCTACTGTTTGTGTTGGAGCGGGAATACCGACAATATCATATTGAACTGTACAGTTCATTTCATTACTATCCGCTACAATTGATACGGATACGTCAACATTATCAATTCTAGGTTCATAATTATCTAAAGATGCTTTAATTTCATCTGATATTCTAACTTCACTTAAATTAGTATTCAAATCAAACAAAGCTTGATTCATAACTGATCCAAAATCAGGTTCAAATGGTTTTTCACCAAGAATTGTAAAAATTATGTTCTTTACAGACCTTTTAATTGCATCCTCATCACGAATTGTGACCACATCATTCGTCACAGGATGACGTTTGAAGGATAAATTGATATCTTTGAATGCCCTAGAAGCCACTATTTACACAAAAAGTTTCCTGTTTTTATTTATACCGCTTTTTTTATCTTTTTACGACTCGAATTCGATATTTTTCTGATTCTAAAGCGCCAATAATATATTTAGCACTAATTCTTGGGTCTTTTTCGCCGCAAGTGAAGAAATCTGCGTTCATACGACCCAATTCAGGCCAAGTATGACAAGAAACATGACTTTCGGCGAGTGCAAAAAGACATGTAACACCACATGGACTGAATTTATGTGTATATTCGTTCAATATTGTCATCTCCGACTTCAAAATTGCTCGAGTGAAGATGTCACGAAGAAAATTTGGACTATTTAAGTCATCAAAATACCCATCGTAGACATCTAATATGAGATGTTCACTCATTTCATCCCAATTCTGGCTCATTTTCAAGTGTAACTGTACCAGCTTCAGTATTTTCAGCGTTTATTTCAACATCAGATGACCTTTCTTTCGCTGTTTTCCAGAAATAATTCTCTTCTGAACCCAATCCATCACGATCATGACCATTTTCCACCTGATAATACACGGTTGAAACCTTAAAATCGGGAATCTTAGGTGTCTCAGGAGTGATACTGTTGTCATATATCCTCATTCTGTTGTTTGGATAGAGACAAAACTGTCCGTTATCCAATTCAAGAAGGTTATGACTCTTATGTTCAGCTGGTTGTTCGCTGGTTGAGTAGTCAACTGCGTCTACATCTTGATGATAATTATCTAAAGTACAAATATAAGTGCCTGTTTGCGTTCCAAAGTCTCTCGTATAGACCTCATAGTGCATTGAACCGATGAATTGTTTCTGAACCGCAACAACACCATAGTCCATACAGTTCCAAAACTGTAGATTGTGTAGTGTCATATCTGGATCTGGTATCTCAGGAGAGGAGAGAAAAGCGCTTATCGGTAACTTATCAAACATTGCAGCATACTCAGGTAGATAAGTTTCAAAATAAAACGCACGGCCTGGAATACTTTTGGCAGAAACCCAGACTCCTTTCACAAATTCACCATGACCATACTTATGATCAGTTAAGTATTCCTTACGAACCCATACTTCGTAGGATGGTAGATTAGTAATTAATGTAGACATTATTTGGGATTGTATAATTCAACGTAAGATTGACATTCTGGACAAGTAAGTGTGAAATAAGAGGAAAATTCAGACTCTTCTTCATCTCTCTTATTTTCATATTTGATATCGGAATTGAAACTCCAAACTAACTCAGTATCACACTCCTTGCATTTCATCGACCTTGACCGCGATACTTCTTCTTTCTTTTGTTACGACTCGTAGGTGCAAGTATTGTATTGACTGACTTACCTTGACGAGTTTTCTTGGGGCGTGACTCAATTGTTGGCCCACCCATACTAAAACGAACTGCCATTACTTTCTTCGATCCTCATTTAATGGTGAACCGAAATAATCACGATTCACAAAATACAATAATACTAACGTGAACATAATACCAAGAAAACCAACAATTAAAATTGGTGACTGTGGTATCTCATAAACTGGAACTGTCATTATCGAGATTTAGATTTTAAATAATTGTACATAAGATAGAGATAATATCCAATAGCGGAGAAACACGCCGCTACGATAAAAACTTCCGTCACTGATTCTCCTTCAGAGACATATCGATGATTTCAACTTCATCTGGATCAATCGCACCTTCTCTTCCTTCGTCAAATCTTTGAACCAGTATCTGCATTGCATCATACTTGCCTGCTTCACTTAAAAGACCTTTGGAGAGTTCGCGCCCGTTGTGTATAAGTTTATACTTTCTTTCTAATTTACCTTTAACCATAATAACTCCTTAGTGATGTGGATTGTAATAATATAACATATATACGATAACAAAAATTATCGCAATAAAGATGAGACCAGCCATCAGATTACTCTCGTCTTCTCATGACCCACTCGTATTCGTGGATCGCACCATGTCTCGATACCTTCTTTCTTGGCATCTAAACAGAATGATACATCTTCTCCACACATATCCTGTACATTTCCACTATCGAACACTTGCATCTTCGGTGCAAACCAAGGATACTCTAATCTTTCAAAAACACCATTCTTGATTAATACCCAACCAAAACCTGTATAATCAACAGTGAAAGGTTTTCTCTTTTTGGTGATCGACTCGACTGTCTCG